AACTGCCGTTGTCTTGCCTGCCGTTGCCGCCTCCGCCTTGCACCTCAACAATTACTTTCTTAATTGTTACGCCAAGCGCAGATTCACGACTTGATTTTGTCCATGTACCGCTAGAAGTAAAAGTAGATATGCCTGCAATACCGCCGCCAACAGATTGCCAAGTTAAATCACCACGAAGAAATTTTGTTGCGTCTGCTGTACCAATTCCTAAATCAGAAGCCGCAATAGTAGCCCACTCTGTAGCAGAAGCCCCAGAGTTTACAGTCATAAATTTATTTGCGTTTCCAGAAATATTTGGAATAATAGGAGCATCATTTGTGGAAGGAAATGAGTTTTGCAGTACAGATTTAATTAGGCGAACATGGTCATCTCCTTGCGATATAGCATCAGTTCCCAAAGGGTTAGTGCTAACTAAATCTTTTACATACGTTCCTGATTCTAATGCCATAATTTAATCCTTTAGATATTCAACCGCAAAAGCGTCTTTAACTTCTTGCGTGTGTACTATTGCGGAAATTGCTTTTACTTCTGCGCTTTCGCCAGAAATGTCTGAGTTTGGTGTAATTACATGGCGGTGAAATGATCGACTAATTTCTACGCCATCACGTTTAATAATCGTGGCTTTACGTACTGAGATTTTTTTGTATTCGCCTACGATTTCAATTTTGTCTTCTATTGTTTCTTCCGTTAACATTTTTTTCTCCTATGCTTGGACTGTCCGACCCAAAACTATGCAATGGGTTATTGAGCGGTGTAATAAAATCCTGATGCAAAAATATCAGAAACACCATTATTTATATGAGCATTGTCTAATGCAGTATCGGATACGGCACTTCCAGATTGTCGGAACAAAATATAGTCTGATCCACTAATATTTCCAGTAATCATTGTGCGACCACTTACAAAAGTTACATTATCGAAAAAAGCCGCAAGAGATGGACTATTGTAATCTACCGAAAACGGTAAATTTATAACCTTAATAAAAGCATTTGAATCGTTACCCGCAGTTATGTTTAATATAGAAAAATTAATAAAAACCAGATTTCCAATTTTTGTATAGTCTCCACTAACGGATGCTGCGGTTGGATTGCTTCCCGCAGACGCAGATAAAGTAGGAGTCCAAATACCTTCCTCGTAGTCATTAAGGGCATTAGCGGCAGAGGTGTCTCCATTAAACTTTATGCCGTCGCTATCTATACGTAGGCGTTCAGTGCTATCGGTGTCAAAACGCAGTGCGGTAGCGTTTCCTGCTCCATCTCCTTTAGACAATATTGCTACTCTGTTTCCAGATACAACACCATCTCCCGCTCTATACGCTGATATGAACGCGTTATTGGAAGTGTCATTTCCGCTAGTTTTAACAAATTGAGTGGTTGCGTTTAAAGGAGAAACAAAAGAAATTTTTTCACCAGACTCTCCAAGAGTGATAGTCCCTGAAGCAGTACGTGCAGAGATTTTGTCCGTTTTTATATGACTCATTTTGGATGAGCCTCCTTAACGGCTTCGATTGCATCAAGCCAAGTACGTGAGCCTTCTGTTTGGTCGTGATACATCATGTCTAACTGGTCAGCAATGTTTGGATATGCTTCGGCTCTTGCTCTTGCGTATGCTTGAGAATTGTATTCGGCTTGCCACTCTGCATAAGCAGTTTCGATTTCTGCTTCAGTTGGTTGGCTTCTTTTTTTTGAAGACCATTCAGAAATGTAAACGCCATCGCCATCGTCTTGCAGAACGAAGTCAATATTTGGCGTAAAGCCCATTTTTTTAAGACCTTCAGAAGTAATCATGTTATAAGCCTCCAACCGCAAAACCAATTTAACCTACCGAATCCCGAAGCAGTATCAACAATAAGGTAGTTTGTTCCTGTGCCATCAAGTTGAATGTACACTTCTAAAAATTCACCTGCGTTAAGATCAAACACCCTTTCTACATTTAACTGCTCAATGTACCCGCCATTTGTACTGCTATTACCAAGCCTTGACCAACCGTAAGCGCCACCGTTTCTAAATAACCAAAGATAAGCACCAGTTATATTTGCACTGTTATAAATTTGTACTCCCGCAGAAATGTAATATTTCCCGCCTTTGCCAGAAGGTACTGTAAATCTGTAGTTTGTGCTTGCGTCAAAAGCAGAATCAGTATCAACAAGTTCTGTATTAAATGCAACTTTTGTATTTACGTTGTTTGAGTAAGTGTAATAACCAGTTGCGTCGTAACAGCCTGCCATAAAAGCAGGAGTGTTAGTTCCAAACCCAGTTGCGGTTCCACTATTTGCAATCGTCGCACCCGATGGAATCGTAAACGTATCCCCAGAATCTCCAAATTGAAAAGCCGTACCTGTAGCGGGGCTTATCTTGTTCGATTTGATCTCACTAGGCATTGTCAGCCTCCGCTATGGTTAATGTTCCTGAGTCAACTTGCTCCATAATAGCGGCGTAGTGACGGTTAGCAGGGTCTAGAGGTACAGATAATTCTTCGCCGTCGATAATGGCTTTAATACCGCAAATATCGCCTCCAAAATCAAGTTGGCGTTTAACTGAAATAATATTAAATTGATTCATTTTTATAACTCCGCATCAGCAACCCAATGAGCATAAAAATCCTGCCCAGCGGTATTTCCATAAGCAAAAAAACTACGGTTACCACTCGCAATAACGGTAGCCGCAACGCCGTTACTAAAAACACCCACCGCCCCATCGGATTGTCGATAAATTGTTATTGATGGTGATGACCTCATTGTTACAGGAAAAATTACATTAGAGCCTTTGTTTCCAGTTGTAGTGTTTGGACTTAAATAAAAATATTGTCGCCCTGCCGCATCGTTTGTTTGTGGAGCAACATCAATATTGTATGATTTTTGATAATACCGCTGACACTTAGCCAAAGTCTGACCAAAAGACTCATGCTCAAATGGCGTGGCTACTGAGCCTACTTCTAGTTGGACGCCAGAGAGATAAAAGTTATTAGCCACATTATCTAATAGATTCTGCTGATTACTTGTTGAGAAAAAGTTACCACTTTGCCAACTTCCAGATGTTGTCTGCCAGTTTGTTCCATTATGCAATGGGAAACATATTTCAAGACCTGCCCCATTGTCGTTTGCAAATCCATTAGACGTGTCACCCGGAATAGTCAATGTAAATTCTTCTGCGGTATTTGCTGAAGTTACTGTAAATTCTTGAACATAACTATATCCTGCATCACGATTGTGCGCCTGAACGCAATGAATACCTGCCTTTGGACTGCTTACAGTAAACCGTACGGCTAAAGTTTTTGCAGATGCTGTACCCCACAAAAGATGCTGTAAATCTTGAGACTCTAATTTTGTTCTTATTCCTGCTTGGTCAGAAGCAGAAATAGATGTATCAGCGGTTGTGCAATCTATTTTTAAGGTGTTTGAAAAATTCCCAAGACCTGATGTGTCTTGTGATGTAGTTACCCTAGCGGCACTATTTGTTACAAACTCCCACCTATCAACGGCTGAATATACATTTGAGCCGCCCTGACCTGTTTGCGTACCACGCTGTGCCACGTTCATAGCACCGTTAATTATTAGGTTCCTGTTTGACAGAGCAACATCAGGAACCATGTTGCTAACGTTTACGGTTGTCCCTGCCCCACCCAACGTAAGAGTTGAGCCAGACTGTTTGTCGATTGCGTTTACATTTATTGCGTTTACATTTAAAGTGCTCATACAACCACCAATGTACCCGTTACAGTTACAGTTCCTGTCATAGTTATTGGCCCCGCAACAACTGCTGATTCAATAGTATAATCTCCATCAATAGTTTCTTGATGCGTAAAGAATCCATCTTTTGCAGGTTCTTGACCAACATATTGAGTTCCGTTTACTACTTCAGCCATAACTCCTCCTAAGTAGAAATGCTATCTACATAAGAAACCCAAACATCTAATGCAGATGCTGTATTGGATTTTATATGAAGAACATCTGTATTTTGCATTACAATTTTTGCGCCACCTTGTATTAGTTCTACAGAAGAACTTGGTGGAATTGTTAAGTTTTTACAGATATGGTAATCAGTACCAGAGCCTGTTTTATCAATGTAACAGTCGCAAGTTACAGCAGATGTAAGAATGTTGGTTACTCTGATACCTATAACAGCGTCATCAGAGTTGCTTGTAATAAGCGTTGTTTCTCCTGTGCCTACTGCTGTTGCCGCCGCTCTTTCAAAATCTTGTGCCATTATACACTCCTATAAAGCAATAGCCATAGCAACTGCAAAACCCGGGCTTGCCGCATTTACAGTTCCCCATGACGAATCAGTGCCGTCTGTTGTTAGATACTTTCCAGACTGACCAGACATATCAGGAACAATAGCAGAAGTAGAAGTGGATGGAAAACTATTCTTAAGAACAGTCTTTACCATGCGAAGATGGTCATCACCCTCACCTACAGGATCACCGTCTACAGGATTAGTCTGTACTAATTGTGTTACCCAATTTGCAGTTTCTAAAGCCATTATGCACTAGCCGCCGTTAATGTTACAGTAACTTCAAGAGTGTCACCAGAAATAACAGATCGTGCAGAACTAAAATCTACAGCACCGTATATTGTACCTGTTGTTCCAGATTTAGTATTGTCGCTAGTAATAAAGGCTCCTGCAATAGTAGCCGTACCGTTAATAGAATAAGTAGCCTTATTTGAGATATTGTCAATACTACCTGCCGCCGCTGTACCTAATGTAAGCGTCTGTCTAACGGCTTGACTGTAGTCAACATTTTCAGTCCAACCTGCGTGAGATGCCATAGTGTCACCTGCC